GCGATCTTGCAAATGCTGGTAAATCTTTACTCTACGGATCAGCGGAAGCCGCCCCACAGGTACTAGCTGGTACAGCGGCATCTATAGGTGCTGGTGTTGCACTTACTTCTGCACCCGTTGTAGGTACGACTATTGCTATAGGTGGTACAGTCTATGGTACTTTAAGTGCACTAGGCGAAACACGCGACGAGAACGAAGAAAAAGGCATAGACACAACTGCAACCATGCAAGACTTGAGTGCGGCTATAACTTCTGGCCTTATAGAACTACTACCAATCAAAGGTGGCGGCTACACAGTTAAAGTCCTTAAAGAAGGCATACAGGAAGCTGGTCAAGAAGCCGCAATCATGGGCAACACTGCCATCAAAGGTGGTGAGTATGTCACTGATGAAGTCGTAAACCGCATGGGTGACGCTGGGCTTATTGGTTCTACACTAAGTGGAGCCGCTAACACAGCAATATCAACTGTTACTAAGACTGGTGAAGTTGTCTTTAAACCAAGGCAAGAACTAGACCCAGAAGTTGATCAAGCGGCTGGTGATGTCTCTCGTATGATCAAAGAAATATCAGAAGACAGCGGATACAACCTTAAAGACATCGACCCCTCTTCACAGAAAGGTGCTAACCAGACACTTACAAGTGTTAGGAAGGCTATACAGACAGAAGTGAATGCGGCGGCAAGTCAAATTAATAAACAGATTGTCAAAGACTTAGACCCTGAGACTATTGATAAGTTTAAACGTATCATAAACACATCGAACCTAAAAGTTGGAGGCAGTGTAACACCAGCTGACATACAGTTTGTAAAAGACATCGCTGGATCAACAGAAGTTGGTCAAAAGATGGTGAATGGGCTCTATAAGTCAAATGTACTTACAGAACTTTACGCATCTGGCCTCAAAGGTGGCTTCTCTAAGTTTACTGATGTATTCAATCCGATCAATAATGTCGGCAAAGGCTACAACCCAGCGCGAGATGTTGCTGGTATGTTAAACTTTGGTGCTATTGCTGGAACAGGTGGTGCATCTTTAGCAACACAAATACCTTTAGTTGCTGGTGGACGTGCAATAGATGCAGTCACAGGCCGTAGGTCTAAAGTAAACAGATTTGTCAAAAAGAATATCAAGAAAAGTGGACTTAATACACCTACAGGCACAAGCCTACCCTTAAACAAAGCCCAGCAAGCACAGGCTGAGAAGAAAATCAGAGATGCTAACAACAGGGCAATGAAGAAAGCGGCAGACGACAAAGCAAGGGCTGAAGAACAAGCATTGTTTGTCAAAATGTACGAAGAGGGATTACATCCAAATCCAAGGTCTCCTAGAGGCATAGCATTTGAAGGCTTACGTGAAGTTGGCAATCTAGGTGACATGACACCAGCACAAATAGATGCTGAAATCATGCGTGCTATTGATAGGCGTCTCGCAAAAGGTGCAGATGCCGATGTTCGTAGGGCACTGAATGCTTACAAGTCACACTTAAAGACTGGTAAGATGCCCGACAATGACAAGACATTAAGCTATACTGTCGGTATAATTAAAGATGGCTTCAAGTTTCCAAAAATTGATCCAGCTGCACCTACGTCACCAGTAGCACCTACACCCCCTGCACCACCACAGCGTAGTCCAGAGGTACAACAAGGTATTGATGACAACCGAAAGTTTGTGCAGAACCTGATTGATAAGCTAGATAAAGATAAAGCTGTTTCTGACAGTGACAGGCTAGTTCTTAACAACTCATTAAGTGAATATCAGCTAAGTCTTGGAAAAGATCCTAAGACAGCATCACAGGCAATTGTTGATCGTGCAAGAAAGAACTTAACTAACGCAAAACTTGCAGATAAGTACCTAATGCCGTATCATACCCGTGTCGTTTCGCAACAGGCGGCTATAAACACAGGAGTTGATAAACCAAATGGAGATACAGGAACAACAGGATCACCACCTACAGAGGTATCACCGACACCTCCTGTCTTGGAACCACAACCCACTCCAGCCCCAGCTCCAGAAGAGACTACTGGAGGAACTCAGCAAGAACCCAACGTGGGAGATGGCGGAGACCAAGGGATACTGGGAACACCAGAACCAGTAGGCACTAAACCGCCTTCACCAGATGAAGTACAAGCAGAACTACCAGAAGCCGAAGCCTTAATTGAAATCGGCAAGAAAGGTACAAAGTATGAAGATGGTATACAAGACTGGGCTACAGCACTAGATGCGGCTAAAAAGTTAAATCTTGTTGTAAATGCTTTCAAAAGCATCACAGCAATGAGAACTGCTGGAAAAGCCGCTGGTTACAAAGTAAAGCCCGCAACACAGGCTTTCTTCAGTGAGTATGGTAACAAAGGCGGTGCTGGCGGTACTATATTTACTATGGTTCCTAATGCTTCAAAGGGTAAGAATAAAACAACTGGAAAACTCAGACGTGTTTCAGACATGTCGGCACTTACCAGTCTTTTACATGAAATGGCACATGGTGTTGCTGAAGGTTACATGTCTGGTAAGGGCGTAAGCGATCCCTATGAAAAGACAGGTAAAAATGTAGTTACTGGACAGTTAAATAAGTATGGTGACGGAACCTTTACAGGTAGTGTAATAGCTCCATTACTTATGGATAAAGACCTTACTGCAAATAGTCCCATCATGAGGGAAATAGTTGATCTACAGTGGAATATTAAGGCATACGCTGAGAAAAACCCAAATGCGACAGAAGATGTAAGAGAGTTTGCAAAAATTGTTGCTCACCTCATGAAGATAAACCCATCTTTAACAAAAGAAGCCGCAGTTGAGAAATTTTCAACAAGCCCTGCCCTCAGAGAGTACCAACAATATGCCATGAACTTTTCAGAAACGGCTGTTGATCCCTTGTGGGTCTATATGCTTAATCCAAGACTTGCCAAAGAATTAATGCCTGAGACAACTAAAGTTATCAGGGATGAATTCAAGAAAGCTGGCAACAAACAGATTAGGTTCTATTCAAGTTCTTTCGCAACAATATTAGCTATAGTTTCAGCTATGGTTGCAAAGGAAAGTGGCGAGGACGAAGAGCCGAATGAAGGCATACTCAGTCCGCAAGATGGCATCCTATCAGCATAGCAACATACAGCCCCAGCAATGGGGCTTTATTATTTCAAGGACACTAGGAGAGCACAATGGGAGCACCAAAGGAACCAAGAAAGAAGTCACCAAAGAAAGAACTAACGCACCCAAAGAAGGCTCGAAAGGGCAAAGATAATTATTTCTCAAAACTAATGCAAACTGAGGAAGGAAGAGCACTACGAAAGCAGTGGTCAACCAAAAAACGTAAGAACGGAGGAAGGCCAGTAGGCACTCCAGATGGCTACACGTTAGAGGCCATCACCCCCATCCGAAAACAAGCACAGAAAGACGCTGAAAGGATTGTGGCTATTATGGCTAAAGAAAATAATATTGATGACGAATATGCGGTAGAGGCTCTTAAAACAGCTGTCGAGATCATGCGCGAACCAGCGCAGAACCGAGACAAACTAACAGCCGCAAGAATGGTCTTAGACTTTACTAAGACAAAACCAGTTTCAAAGAGCGAAGTCACTGTTGGTAAAGCAGAAGCCTTCTTGGAGTCGCTTTTAGTAAGTGAACCAGAGGAAGAGCAAACTGACGATGGAAAAGAAACTTAAAGAAGTACGCCGCAAACTATATGACGAATTTGACTTTTACTCTAAGTCAGCACTCAAGATCAGAACCAAAGATGGAGACATCAAGCCCCTCAAACTAAAGCCAGCACAGACTATTCTACAAGAAGCTGTAGATAAGCAGATGGCTACTGAAGGTAAGGTTCGCATAATAATCTTGAAGGCTAGACAGCAAGGTCTATCAACTTATGTAGGCGGCTATCTTTACTTTAATGTTTCCCAGCGCAAAGCATGTAAAGCAATGGTGGTCACACACCATTCTGACAGTACAAGAGCACTGTTTGACATGACTAAACGCTACCATGAGAACTGCCCAGAACTACTCAAGCCACATACAAAGTATTCATCTCGACGAGAGTTGACCTTTGATGTTCTTGATAGTTCTTACGTGGTTGCTACAGCTGGTGGTGAGAGCATTGGACGTGGTGAGACACTTACACATGTTCACGCATCAGAACTTGCCTTCTGGCAGAAATCAACTGCCCTAGAGAACTGGAATGGTATGACGCAAGCCGTACCTAACAAGAAAGGCACAGCTGTATTCGTTGAGAGCACAGCTAATGGTGTCTCTGGTATATTCTATGATCTATGGAAAGGTGCAGTGGATGGCTCTAACGGCTACGTCCCTGTGTTTATTCCTTGGTATGTAGACCCAGAGTATCGTGAGCCTGTACCTGAGAATTTTAAGATAACTCCAGAGGAAGAGGACTTATCTAAGAAATACGACCTAGACAACGAACAGCTGATGTTTCGTCGGCGAAAGATTGCCCAGAACGGCATCGACTTGTTTAAACAGGAATATCCAGCGGAGCCCGAAGAGGCTTTCTTAACCACTGGGCGTCCTGTGTTTAACCCAGAGTCATTGCAAGATGACCTAAAGACATCGAGAGATGTTGAAGCACGTCTGGCACTAGAAGGTGAAGACTGGCTTGATAACATGCGTGGAGAACTAACACTCTATCGCAAGCTAGATGATGGCGAGAAGTACACCATAGGAGCAGACGTTGCTATGGGTGTCCGTGGTGGTGACTGGTCAGTTGCCCAAGTTCTCGACAGCAAGAAACGACAGGTGGCAACCTATCGTGCCCAAGTTCATCCTGATTACTTTGCTACAGTGCTCTATAAGCTAGGTGAGTTCTTTAACTTTGCCTACATAATTGTAGAGAACAACAGTCATGGTATTCTAACATGTACCCGTCTTGGAAAAGACATGGCCTACCCTAACTTCTACACAGAAGTACAAGTAGATAAGCTAACTGACAAAGAGACAGTCAAATTAGGTTTTACTACGACATCCAAGACAAAACCTCTGATCATTGATGAACTCAGAGCCTCAGTTCGAGAGGGTAAGATCGAACTAAACGATAAAGTCACTATTCGGGAAATGCTAACATACATCGTCACACAAAGTGGTGGGATGGAGGCAGAAGCTGGATGCTTTGATGACTGTGTCATGAGTTTAGCCCTAGCCAATCATATTCATGAAGGTGCTTGGGAGCCCATAGATGCAGTTGACGATTACTATATTGAGATGGTTTAGATATGAAATCAAATAAAGATTATAAAAAACTCGACGACGATCAGATTGTGTCCATAGTCGATACTAATTTAAGACGTTCTATTGGATATTATGACAGTGAGTTGTCGAAAGAACGTAGACAGGTAATGGACTACTATTCAGCTAAACTACCACGCCCAGCGCATGATGGTAATAGTAAGTATGTCAGCCAAGACGTCTATGACGCTGTAGAAAGCATGAAGGCATCTTTGCTAGAGACCTTCAGTACAGGCAACAAGACACTCAGGTTCTCACCACAGAATGCTGATGATGTTCCTACAGCTGAAGTCTGCACAGAGTACACCGACTATGTACTACATCGTCAGAACAACCTGTTTGAAACTATGCAGACTGTTATTCACGATGGTCTAATCGCCCGTGCTGGCGTAGCTAAAGTTTATTGGTGCATGCAAGACGAAAGTACACTTGAGTATGTCGAAGGACTTACTGAGGAAGAACTGGATGCACTTCTAGCAGAAGATAATGTAGAGATTGAAGAACTTACTGAAGAGGCTGGTATGTTCTCTGGTGAGCTACGTGTAACCCGTGATACGTCACAGGTTAAGGTTGAGGCTATTGCACCAGAAGAGTTCTTAATCGAACCACAAGCAAAGTCTTTAGATGACGTTAGCTTCTGTGCACATAGAACTAAGAAGTCTATCTCTGAACTTATAGAGATGGGATACGACGAAGACTTAGTTGCTAAAATCTCTGACAATGAAGATACAGACTTTGACAATGACCCTGAGATACTTTCTCGCTTTGATGACATAGGTGCAGACCGAGGCTTCAATGCAAAAGGTTATCAACGTCAAACTCGACAGGTAACTGTGGTCGAGGCTTTCATTGAGCTAGATGTTGAAGGTACTGGTGTTGCTGAACTCTACAAAATAGTCAAAGCATCAAACATCTTACTTGAGAAAGAGATAGTAAATAGACGCCCATTCGTAGCATTCGTGCCACTGCCTATTCCACATGCTTTCCACGGTAATAACTTTGCTGAGAAACTATTAGGAATACAAAATGCACGTACAGTATTAACACGTTCTATTCTTGATCACGCTATGGTCACTAACAACCCACGTTATACAGTTGTTAAAGGTGGTCTTACGAACCCAAGAGAACTAATAGACAATCGTGTCGGAGGTATCGTGAATGTATCACGCCCTGACGCTATTAACGCAATGCCTCAAGCATCATTGAACCCGTTTGTATTCCAAACTATTCAGATGTTAGATGAGGATAAAGAAGACACTTCTGGTGTCTCTCGCCTATCCCAAGGTCTTAATAAAGACGCGATAAGCAAACAAAACTCAGCGGCAATGGTTGAGCAGTTAGCTACAATGAGCCAACAGCGACAGAAGATCATAGCGCGTAACTTTGCGAACAACTTCCTAAAGCCTCTATTCTCAATGGTCTATTCATTAGTTGTAGAGAACGAGTCTGAAGAGAAGATTGTTGAGTTAGCTGGACGTTATGTCCCTATCGACCCATCGCAATGGGCTGATAAACGTGACGTACAAGTTGAGTTCCACTTGGGCTACGGCGATCAGGAGCAGCTGGTTCAAAAACACCTGTCGTTCCATCAGCTTTTCTCTGCCGATCCTACACTTGGACAAATGTACTCTCCTGAGAACAAGTTCAAGATGCTGGCATCAGTATTAGAGAAATCAGGTATCAAGAATGTTGCTGACTTCTTAACAGACCCAGCGATGATACCTCCACCGCCACCTGATCCAAATGCAGAACTGCAAATGCAGATGGCACAGCAACAGATGCAACTTCAAGAACGACAAACAGCTGTCGCTGAAATGAAGGTGCAGATGGATGCACAAATGCGGCAAATGAAACATGAGTTAGACACTATGAAGGCTCAACAAGCATTTGCCCTACAATCTGACAAACAAGACCTTAACGAGACTGAGTTCGAGCATAAAGAATATGTGAACTTAGAGGAGCTAGAGATAGCACGTAAGGCTGATGATGTCAGGGCAATCGCAAGTCCAAACGGATAAGCACAACACAATAAGGAAAGCACATGCCTACACAAGAAGAGCAACTTGTGATGGCTGGAGATGAAGCTGGAGCCGTACTAAGCGGTTCCGCCTTCAATTCAGTTATCAATGAACTTGTCGAAAAAGCATTTCAGACGTTTGTAAACACTGAGCCAGCAGACAAGGATAAACGGGAGTATGCCTATAACCACTATCGCGCATTAGTAGACGTGGTGGATACTCTGAAACAGCGAGTTCAAGTGCGTGACAGCATTATTGAACAGCAGAACGGCGACAACAGCCAAGAGGAGACTGCTCCATGAACAACGAGCAAAATGTAAACTCTGAGCCGCAAGCATTAGATATTGATGATGCGGCAGACGCAATCTTAGGACGATGGGACGACGGGGAAACCTTATCTGAAGTCGAAGTAGAAGATGCAACATCTGAAGACCTTGCCGAGACAGAGGTAGATGAAGATGAAATAGAAGATGAAGAGGACGATCAAGACGAGTTAGACCTTGAAGACCCTGACGAAGACGACACTGTTGATGAAGACGAAGATCAAGATGTTGAAGACGATGATGATGAAGAGGAAGACGACGACGAACACACAGTCGCTTCTGATGATCAAATCGTGGACATCTCAGTCAATGGTGAGTCTAAGCTGGTATCTGTAAAGGACTTAAAGCGGCTTTATGGTCAAGAAGCATCTCTAACTAAAAAGTCTCAAGATTTGGCTACCCAGCGAAAGCAGTCAGAAGAACAACTGGCTCAAACGCAGATGTCATATCAGAAGTTATTGGAACGCGCAGAAGCAAGGTACAAACCTTATGCTGACATTGATATGTTAGTAGCGTCACGCGAGATGGATGCAGAAACATTCTCTCAACTACGCCAAGACGCGAAGCAAGCAGAAGACGACTTAAAGTTCCTACAGGAAGAAAGTGGTCAGCTTGTATCCCAAGCACAGCAACAACATCAGGAAGCTACTAGAGTAGCCGCCGCAGATTGCGTAAAGGTTCTACAGGAACAATTACCTGACTGGGGTAACCAACTCTATGCAGACATTCGTGACTATGCTGTGAAATCGGGGTTACCCAAGGATCAAGTCGATCAGTACACAGACCCACAGGTCATCATGCTGATTAACAAAGCCAGACTTTACGACCAGTCAAAAGAGTCCGCCAACAGCAAGAAAGCCAAGGCCAAACTCAAGAAGTCGAAAAGTGGCAAAAAGGTTCTTAGTTCCAAGAAAGCACCACCCTCTAAAAAGACTATCCAGAAAGCTAAACAACAGAAGCAAATGGACAGCCTGAGTAGTGCTAAAGACTTAGATGATATTGCAGACGCACTCATGAGCCGCTGGGAAGAGTAAATCTTTTCAAACTTAATCCTAAAATTGTGAGGACAATTAAATGAGTACATACACAACCTATAACCAAGTTGGAAAAAAGGAAGATGTTTCAGACATCATTTCCAACATTTCACCATTCGCTACGCCCATGCAAGCGATGATCAAGAACGAAAAAGTATCAGCTAGAACTTTCTCATTCCTTGAAGATTCATTAGCAGATTCAGCAGTCAATGCCGTAGTTGAAGGGGCAGACGCGAGTATGATGACTTTGACAGATGCAACTGAGCGTACAAACAACACTCAGATCATGTCTAAAGCCTTTCAAGTATCAGCAACAGCTGATGCAGTAGCTACATATGGTAGAGCAAAGGAAACTGCACACCAATTAGCTAAGAAATTGAAGGAAATTAAGAAAGACTATGAACGTGCAATGGTTGGCGTAGAGCAAGCCGCAGTAGCAGGTAATGCTACAACAGCACGTAAGATGACTTCTTTGTTAAACCAAATTACTACAGATGTAGATGCTGGTTCAAACGCAACAGATGCTTTAACAGAAGCAAAACTATTAGTAGCTGGTCAAACAGCATACGACAATGGTTCTGATGTTGACACATTCATGATCAAGCCAGCAGATGCACAAATCGTAGCTGGTTTCTCAGCGGCATCAGGTCGTAATCGTGAAATCTCACAAGGCAAAACATTGGTCAATGCTATTGACCTATATGTGAGCCCCTACGGCGAATATCGTGTAGTATTAAACCGCGAGTTAAAGACAACTCACGCACTACTAATAGACCCAACAATGTTCAAAACATGTACGTTGCGTCCATTCACAAGAACACTACTAGCGAAGAATGGTGACTCAGATCGTCATCACATCGTTGGTGAGGTTTCTTGTAAACACACAAACTTTGGTGACTCAGTGAAAATCACTGGCTTATCATAAGTTCGAAATAGACCACTAGGTCTTTATTAGGCCACCCAAAGACACACAGGTTTTGCTCTCCTTACTGTTGTCTATGGGTGGCCTTTTCATATTCTAAGGTAGCAAAATGACTAACAAAACACAGCCAACATTATTACAAACAGAAACAGACTTCGTGAGTGACCACGGAGAACTATTTCAAAAGCACACACAGCACATCTCACAGTCCTTCTTGGACGATCTGAAAGACGCTCGAAACGACAGCGGTTCGAAGCCTACAGGTGACATGATGCGAGTAGCCTCCATACCGACAGCTGTTGTCGAGAAGTGGATGCGAGAAGGATTCAATATCTGGGAAGCCAAGGGATCAGAGATTGTCCGTAAACTGAAGAATGAGGACTTAGATATGTTCCTCACAACTAACAAGAGGGTCTAGCTAATGAGCCTATATGAAAACATCCACAAAAAACGTAAATCAGGCAAGCCAATGAGAAAGAAGGGCGCAAAGGGCGCACCTACTGACAAGGCTTTCAAGAAAGCGGCAAAGACAGCCAAGAAAAGAAAGTAATACCAAATGAACAAAGGTGAAATCCGAGCACACTTTATTGCTCTTCTAAATCGTAGTGACTGTTCGAATGCTTTGGCTGACACCTTCATAGATCAGGCTATCACTAGAATACAAAGACAGCTTCGCGTCCCAGCGATGGAAAAACAGAATACATATAATGTAACATCTGCATCGGGCGTAGCAACTTTAGTTATGCCTTCAGATTTGCTTGAGGTAATAGAATTATATTACGATGGAAACTCATTAACACGCATACCTCTACATGAGATGGTACAGTATCAAAAGACTGGAGAACTAGGTTCACCAAGGTTCTTTTGTCGTGAGCAAGGAAATCTAAAGATACACCCGAAGCCTAGTAGTGGGGACCTATACCTTAACTACTATGCAGAACAAGATGCACTGACAAGCGACAGTGATACAAACATGCTGACTAATATTGCTTCTGACCTTCTTACATACACAGCTCTTTCTTATGCGGCTGATTACTTCTTAGATGAACGTGGTGCAATCTTTGATCAGAAGTCTGGGTCTTTCTTAGCTGAGATACAGGAACACGCAAACAGTTCTGAGCAGTCAGGTGTAAATCAAGTGGTACGACCTACGCATTATTATGAGGATTAATTCAAATGGCATCAAAAACCAGCTTCTACAATAACTCTGGAGTAACCAACGAGCAGTCTAATGCCATAGACGCATCAGTTTCAAACGCAGAAAATAGTGCAACACAGGCCGCCGCTTCAGCGGCATCAGCCGCTAGCGATGCGACTAGTGCAAGTAATGCAATTGCCATTACAGAAGCAAACAAGAATGCAAGCCAGACTTCATCAGACTCTGCATCCGCATCAGCATCTACTGCAACAACCAAAGCATCTGAAGCCTCTGCATCAGCTGTAGCATCTGAAGCAAGTAAAGTTGCAAGCGGAAATTCTTCAGCTGCATCTGCGACTTCAGCTACATCTTCAGCAACTAGTGCAACAGCATCTGCAACCAGCGCAACAGCCGCATCTAATTCAGCGACTGCATCCGATGCATCAAAAGTTGCCGCCCAAACAGCTGAAACAAATGCAGAAACAGCTGAGACAAATGCAGAGACTGCACAGACAGCCGCTGAAGCCGCCCGTGATGCATCTATTGTTGCTAAAAATGCATCAGTAGTTGCTAAAAATGCCGCTGAAACTGCGGAAACAAATGCGGCATCTTCATCAACTTCAGCCTCAACTTCAGCCGCTACAGCGACTACAAAAGCATCTGAGGCTTCAACCTCAGAATCTAATGCGACTACAAAAGCATCTGAAAGTGCCGCAAGTGCTGTCCAAAGTGCTAACAGTGCTACATCTTCAGCAACTTCAGCTACTGCATCAGATGCATCTAAAGTAGCGGCTCAGACTGCACAGACAAATGCAGAAACAGCTGAAACAAACGCTGAGACTGCCGAAACTAATTCTCAGACTGCTCAAGCGGCATCTGAAGCGGCAAGAGATGCGTCAGTAATCGCTAAGAATGCCAGTGAAACTGCTAAGACTGCATCAGAGACAGCCCAGACTGCAAGTGAAACTGCACAGACAGCGGCTGAAACTGCGGAAACAAATAGTGCAAATTCAGCTACAGCAAGTGCTAACTCAGCATCTACAGCATCAACTAAAGCCGCTGAAGCCGCCGCAAGTGCAACAAGCATTGGAAATGCCGCATCAACAACTTCAGCAAATGCCGCCGCCGCCGCTAATAGTGCCGCCGCCGCCGCAACAGCTTTAGATAACTTTGATGATAAGTATTTAGGCGTTAAATCGTCTGACCCAACTGTAGACAATGATGGCGATGCTTTAGTTCAAGGTGCTTTGTATTTTTCAAGTACATCCAGTTCTATGCAAGTATACGATGGTTCTAACTGGATTGCGGCATCTTCAGCTGGGGTAGCGTCATTAAATTTATACGAATACACAGCTACAGCTAATCAAACTGCATTCTCAGGTAGCGATGATAATGGGAACTCCATGTCTTTTATTGCGGCTAATTTGTTAGTGACAATGAATGGTATCCTACTTGATCCATCTGACTTCACGACATCATCAGGACTGACAGTAACGCTAGACGTAGGCGCGGCTGTAGACGATGTAGTAAACATATATGCATTCAAATCGTTTCAAGTTGCGGACACGGTTTCAGCAACAGCTGGTGGTACGTTTATTGGTGCTGTCACATTTAACTCTAACATAACAGCTGGCGGCACAGTGGATGGACGTGACTTAGCGGCTGATGGTACAAAACTAGACACAGTTGAAACTA